TGTAGGCGAAGCTTTGACTATGTTTCTTGCTCCTGGCTACGGAATCGATGTGATTGAACTTGATTACACTCAATTGCCTGAAATGGCCGTTAATATGGGTGAGGTAGCTACATATCTTAATTCATTACCAAAAGGAGTATTGACATACAATGAAATGCGAGCTATACTGAGATACGGTGAGAAATCAGAGGCATACATGAATGAGCATTATGTTGATGCTACACTAACAACATTAAAAAGGGTATTTGACGGAACAAATATAGCTCCGTCTGGTACACCGCCGGCTAATGATGCGCCTACACAGTAAGCTTGTTATACCACTCTATAAACTGGAAGCATGCATGCCACGTGCTCTCTATTTTACTGGTTAGCGTAATGTCGCTATAATACACCGGAATTTCAGGCATTTTGTCCGATCTGAATTTAGTACCCTGAATCGTGCATGCGTTGGAATGGATATACACACCAAAATAACCATGGTCATTGTGATGGATTGATTCTATGCGCTCAACGACTTTCATTAACAGATTCCAGTCTTTGTGTAATTCATCATAGCAACTGCCATCATAGTAATTTTCTTTCATGAAATCGCAAATAAGCATATTACACAACTTATAATTCATATTCAGCATTTTATTCCTCCTCTAACCTGTGACTCCCTGGCACGTGTATGTAAGTAATCGGTTTATTCTTTTGGTTATGCCTCATGTTGCCACCTTTAGACTGATGCCCTAAGTGTATCATAGCACAAACACCACAGCGATAGGATACCAGTCTCTTCCATCGCTTCATGTTTAGGTTCTTGGCAGACATGTTCGCCTCTTCTTTAGTGGCATAAGCTATTTTACCGGCGCATTGTTTGTCGAGTCTAATCATATGTAATCCCTATATTCTACAACTATACTCACTCTGTTCTTTAAAAAATCATCCTCATGCAATGTTTCTGTTAATGAATAGAATAAGTAGCCAACAGCATCTTTTCGTGCTATTTCATCTGACTGTCTTCTGATCTCCTTCATTACATCCGCATCTTTAGACTCTTGCTTCGCAATGTTAAATACGCATCTAAATTTTTGATGTATCATACTAATTCAAATTAAAACATTCAACTTCTACATGAACAGGAACGTAAGGCACTAAGTCAAGCACGCAACCCATTTCACGGTCATTACCTAATAATCGGTCTACATCAACCCAATTAGCAGCAGTGAGAGGTTTGTTTGATTTCAGCATGTCATCGTATGAAGGCATACATCCATTGATATTGGCAGCAAACTGGTTAATCATCCTAATCCTGAATGCATACACCTGCTTATTGCGCTCTTCCTGCATGCGTAAGGAATGATACTTAGCTTTGTAACGTGCGTAGGTTCTATTAGCAGAGTAAAACCAGAACGATAAAGATATTGCGGATAGTATAATTGTAATTATCATTTGTACCAAACTTTAGTGTGAATTTGTGATTGTTTATATTTTCTGGTTTTACTTCCGTATAGATATCTTAATATAGTAAGTATACCATTCAAAGCATCCTGTTTTGTTTTGTAATGTTGCTCAATACAGAGCCGTTCAAAAAGACTAAAATGGGTTTCTCTATTATCTTTTATTTGATAGGGGTATATCAAGTTTGGATAATAATTAATCTCAAACCTACATCTGACTTTTCTAAGTAGCTTCGTTTTCATCCCTAAAAGTTCTTATGTCGGTTCAAAAATCTGTTAACTACGGTCTCAGGATCAGCATTTGGAGAAAGGTATATCGTCATTCTCTCAGAGGGTATCCAGATGCCACTCTTACCTGACACGTTGCTATTCTTAATCACATGGATAGCCGGATCGAATTTAGGCAGCTGCTTTGATTCTTTACGTGACTTCTCAGGAGTAGCATTCATCTTTACGATTGCCCGATAAGATAACCCCATTTTTTGAGCCTGACGTTTACATGCCGCCTGACTTACCCCTAATTTAAGTGACACAACCAAGTATCCCTGTTGAATGTTTAGTTTTAGGTATGAGTTCATTGCCTCATCCCATTTGATTTTGTTAGCCATAATTATATTCCTTTCACGTTGTTTTCAGTGCCCTTGCCATTAATAAACTTATCGATAGCGTTATCCATTAATGCTTTTGTGATGCCTTCCAGTTTATCGAAGAATTCAGATGGTATCTTTATAGCCAAACCCATACCTTCAAGAAGAACTATTATATGATCTTCCTTAACGTGTATCGTATAGTTGTCTTTTAATTCGAGTAGTTTTACTGTTCTGTTGTCCATATTTATTTTTTTTTAAATCTTAATTTCGCTTTTGTCGGGTGATGACTGTAGTATTGAACCTTAGCGAAAACTTCGTTATAACTTAAACCAGTCATCTCAGAACAAACCCTAACTGATAAAAATTCAGCCACTTTTACTCCTTTACGATTAAATACCTCTATAGGGAAGTCGTCTTTATATTCTTTACAGTACGGGTCATTATCGATCATCACTTGGAGTCTAAGACCAAATCTACCCATTCTGTACTTACAAATATAAGTTCCGTCTGGCAGCAATCTATAATCTCTGTTTTTATAGAAAAGCTTACCGTTTTTGCAATCATAATATTTGTCAAATACCAATTGCTGAGATTCGTATGATCTCAAATATTTATATTCTGAACTATATTGGTATAATTCTAATTTTGGTTTGCCTGCCATTATTGTTTAATTGTTAATTCTTTGCCTGTTAGAGAATGGTAGATGTTCTGTAGTTGGTGAACCGTAGTAACTTCCGCACTGAATTCTCTGACTCCATATTCAGAGCAAGGGAAACCTAATCCAAACTTGTCTTTTTTATGTATGATGTATAGTATATCAAAACTAAAGTACCCGTTAACGTACTCGTCCTGCTCAAAACCCATTCTGTATAGCCATTCTTCGGTTAAGGGGATACATCTATAATCCTCTAAATTAGTCAATCCTTGATTGTAATTAAACATATCTCTTGATACAAAGTATGCCTGATCATCATCTGTAGGGTGCAATATTATATTCCCAACCCTTAGTTCCCTAATTTCCATCTTAATTACTTGTTATTGTTAATCCTGCTGATGTTTGACATTCAATGTAATGATAACTGCCTTTAGATTCATCCACGGGCTTAGATCTGTGTTTAACGAAACACCTCCTTATAAAGAAGTTGAATGTGTTATCTGAATAGTTTTGTGTGATCTTAGCTACCATAACCATTTTAGAATCGTAATAAGATTGCTGCTCCATGTACATATCGCTTTCTAAGTTCGGGTTGTCTGACAGGAAAGAGCGAAACTCTTCCTCTGATACATTTTTATAGCAATCATGTTTCTTTGGTGATTGGTCTGCTACAAAAATACGAATGCCGATTATTTTACCTTTATCTTCCATCTTATTTCTCCTTTACTTCGTTTAACATTCCCTCGGCAATGTACTTTTTTGCCAGGTTAGACTTAGACCGTTTCTGTTTAATGGCCTCTTTCTCAAACTTGTCCATTAAGTCAGAGGTAAGCGTTATTTGCACCTTGTTACTCTTCATGACACAATAATACGCAAACTGATACATATTATCAATAGGTCACGTTATTGTTACAATACTTATTTTGTACTTTTACACATCATGAATAAACCAAAGGAAAAAACAGAGGCGCAAAAGACAGTTGAAAAACTGAATCAGCGGACTATGCCGGTGGATGCCAAAGAAGCTATTCAAAAGAAACAGGAGTACGTTAACAAGCCAATCAACAAATAATGATATTCTGCAAAGAGCTAAATAAATCATTCACAACTAAAGAGGAAATGGCTAAGGCGCTTGTTAAAAGTATGCCTGAGATATTGAAATTGAAGAAGGAAAAGGTTTATGAGTCTCGCAGTAAAGGTATTGGTGTCCCGCTTCGTGTACTGGATACATCGAAGCTATCCCTGAGCACTGGTAAATTAGCGTTTGAAACCGATAATGAGCATTACTACATCGCAGTTAACACCACCCTTGTACTGGATTCTCATGACGATTTACATGATGATAACTGCTGGAATGATAGCGTTGTATCTGAACAGGGTAAAAACTATCTGGTTTTGGATCACAGTTTATCTATCCTTAATACAGTTGTTAAGAAAGCGTACATTGAGCAGTTTGTGGCTACTATTCCTTTTGCTGCGGTTGGTAAGAACTACGGAGGCGATACACAGGCATTGATTTATAAGTTTCGTAAAGATGCTGTTATCAATAAAGCCGCTGCTGACTGGTTAGAATCGGGTGATGACATAGAGGCATCCGTTCGTATGGTGTATGTTGAGCTGTACTTCGCATTAGACAGTAATGATCCGGATTATGCCGACCTGAAATCGATGTATGATCTGTATTACCCGAAGATCGCCAACAAAGCGGACTTTGAATATATACCTTACTTCTTCGTTGTAACGAAAGCTACTAACGTGATGGAAAGTTCGTTGGTTATCGCAGGCAGCAACCCTGCTACAGGACAGGTATCCATACCGAACGATCCGGAACAGAAAAATATTGAGCCGCTACAGAGCACTCAAAAACTAAAGTCAAGTTTATTATTAACCTAAAAACCAAACAAAATGGTCTTCGTAAAGAAATCGCCTGCGGAATTTGAAGCTCTGTCAGAGTATCAAAAAGAAAAATACCTCGATGAAAAATCAGCTCATGAGGCTGCTCAAGTAAAAGAGGCTGCCGATAAATCAGCAAAAGAAGCTGTTGAAGCAATGCGTAAAGAGTTTGAAGCTGCCAATAAGGAATTGCTAGACAAGCTTAAAGAGGAAAATGAAACTAAATTGAAAGAGATTGCTGATAAGCATAATCTGGATATGGAAGACATTGCCGCTAAAATGAAACGTGCTAAGATCGGTGAGATCGACGCCCGTATGAAAGGATTCAGCTCTTACATCACTGAGAAACTTTCAACAGATGAAGGTATCAAAATGATTAAAGGCTTATTCTCAGGTCAACGTGAGAATTTTAAAGCTGATATCGAAGATGCTGACGTAATCAAAGCGATGGCTATTCCTACCAACGGTGTAGCTCCTCAGTTCGGTGCGATTGTAGGCCCTGGTCATGACGAAATTCATGCGAGAACGGTAATCCCTGTATTACCTACTACCAGTAACCTATATCGCTTCATTCAGTATGTAGTTTCTACAGATTCTACACATACAGGATTCGGTACAGTTGCGGTAGGTGCTCAAAAACCTAGTTTAAACTACGTTGGAACCGTTAAAGATGCTCCTGTACGTAAAATTGCGGGTTTGCTTGATGTACCAGACGAGTTAATGGATGATGTTGCTGGTTTCACTGCATGGATTGCTTACGAGCTACCTAAAGCTTACCTTGATTTTGAAGACCTACAAATCTTCAAAGGAGACGGTACAGGTGAGAATTTGACGGGTCTTTGGCAGCAAGGTGCTAATCAAACGTTCCCTCAAGGCACAGTAACCGCCGCTTCAAATGTAATTGATAAAATTGCTGCTGGTATTACTGAGGTTATTAAGCTAAAACGTACTACATCAGCCGTATTCGTTTCACCTACTTCATGGTTGTCAATGTTGATTAACAAAGGAACCGGTTCAGGCGAGTACACTTATCCGATAATTTTCACGCAAACTGGCGTAATGACAATTGGTGGCGTACCTATTTACTGGTCGAATGTATTTTTGGATGGTGAAGGTTTAGTAGGTGATTTTGCACATGGTACAGCGATTATGCAAAAAATGGCCATGAATATCGGTTACTTTGAACAAAACAAGGATAACGTAGAAAAGAACATTATCACTATTCGTTTAGAAGGAAGGATTGCCCTGCCAATTTTCTACCCAGAATCATTTAAGAAGCTACTTCTTACTGTACCTGCATAGTCTGGCAATTGAAATATAAAAATCCCCTTAGCGTAATGTTAAGGGGATTTTTGTTATATCAAATTAACACTGAATCCCCTAAGGCTTAGTTTGTACGAGACAGAATCATATTCCAAAACCTCGTACTCATAAATGTTAACCAGTACTCTGTTAGAGCCCCTTGATACATCTTGCAATTCGAATACAACAGCTTTCACATCAGGTTGTAACATGTGAATAGGCAGAATCATATCATCCTTCATAAATGAATACGGATTTATTCTATCGTGCATATTATTACTTTTGTCTAGTATACTGAAAAAATCATCCGCAGACTCATTTTTAATTACAAATATCGTTTTGTTTTCCATATTAATTTTTAGATTTAAATGTGATTTTCTTTGTTATATAGTTACTGTTTTAAAATCTTTACCTGATAAACTAACCTTCCTTAGTAAGTTTCCTTTTGAATAGCCGTACCCCGAACCTCCGATAGTGTCATAAATTCTTATTGAGCCTTCGTCTACCTCATAAAATTTATTAATAGATACTGTTTCGGTCAATTTATCTTCTTCAAAAATACTTAATTCAGCTACGCACCAACACCTTCCTTTATATATTGTAAGTATAACAAGATCAACCATTACGCAAATTATTTAAAAGGTTTAAAATTTACGTTTGATACTTCTCTTTCGATTCTTTTAATTTCTTTGATTCGCTCCTTAATCTTCTTCCTGGTCGGAGTATTATTATTAGAGGCGCCACCGAATACTTTACCAGGGTCGTTGTATCCTTTAGCCAATAGCGCATCGTTTAAAGCGAAATCAAACGTTTTATCAATTAACTGAACTGGATGCCACACAGGAATAGGGTTTCCTAATAAATCAATAATCCTTTTTCCGTCTGCATTCTTTTCAAAACCAAACTGAAATTGAGGCGCTCCCTTTATGTAAGCCCTAAGCATTCTTTGATAAAAATGTCTTTCCCTGTTGTCAGCGAAACCGGTTAGTTTGCCGCCGAATTGTTTTAAGCCCTGATTTTTCAATCTCGCTTCTCTTTTGATCGCTCCATGCGATTGTTCTGGAATTGCGCTATCCTGCATATTATTATTGTTTTTGTTTAATTTCTAAATCAGATTTTCTACCTAAAATAACCTGAGTTATCTCTAGTTGAGAATGTTTCTTAATCTCCATACCGAAGATAACAGACCCGTATTCCAGCATAGCAAGCACAAAAAAATGAGTTGATACATAAATAATATCGGGGTCGTACCCTTTTATTTTTATAAATTCTATGCGTTGCAACTCTATTTCTTTAGCTACAGAATCCATTAGCTTCTTTTGTATATCTCTTACCATATCATATATAGATTCTTCGTAATTCATTCACCAAATATACAGCCTAATAATTTACCTTAACGTACTATTGTTGTTACAATACGTTTTACCTATCTTTACCATTATGAAAGTAAAATATCTAAAACCACACAACGGCAAATCTATAGGTGACGCCGAAGAAGTAGATAATGATTTAGGCAACTATCTTGTTGCTATGGGGGTAGTTAAAGAGGTTAAAACGAAAGATAAGTAATGGATGCGCTGGACGTGATATCTCTTGACGAAGCCAAATATTCATTGGTTGTAGACTATCCCGATAAAGATGGTGATATCACCAGGTATATAAAAACCGCTGTAGCTATCGTAGAGAGGTATACTAATTACGCATTATACCAGCGAGCAGTTACTTATACTTTGCCTTTATGCGGTAATATGGAGATTTACGATTACCCGATTTCATTCGATGAAGGGAACACTACTTATGACAGGGTATTGAGTGTGGTATTATCGGGACAATCAGGAGCCAAGTCAGACGCAACCATAGGCTATGCGGATGTAGCAGACATACCTAGCCCGCTAATTGATGCGTGCTATAAAATCATTACATACTTATCCGAGAACAGGGACATTTATGAAGAAAATTTACCGAGTGACGTTCAGGGATTAATCAACTCTTACAGGAGGAGTGCAACATTTTAAATTATGGCAAAGCAGATATTACTAGTAAGGGTAAACGACAAGATGTTGTCTAGCGAACAAATAAAACAATTACGGGAATCAGTAGAGCAGTCTGGCATTAAATCAGATTACTACGTGTTGATGACAACAGCGGATTGTAATAGCCTTAAGTCATTTGAATTTGAGGTGTATGGGAATGTTGCGCCGACGTCTGATATATTGATAAACAGACAGGAAATATTAAAAAGAACAGCCGATATAATATCAGGAAAGATATAATGAAACCATTCGACAATAAGAAACACTATGACTCAGGGAGGTTACGGCATAAAATCCGTTTCTTGGGTGATGTCGTGACCGATGACGGTTATGGTGGTTCTGTTGTTACATCTGGCGTTTTATTGGATACATGGGCGGGTAAAGAAGATGTTAGCGCTTATACAGCAGCGGGATTGAATGCCGGACAGACACAGTACAATTATTTTCAGTACTTCGTTATCCGTAACCGCAGAGGCTTTGTGCCGGCAAAGGATATGTTACTGGCTTATGATGGTCATGGTTATATCGTGCGTAACGTGACTCAGTTAGATGACCCCTGCACATTTTTGAAGTTACTGTGTGTCGCCTCTGAAATGGCTTTGCCTACAGTAGCCAATGATCTTTTCATTAATGGCATATTAAACGATACCGGTATTTTGGTAGATGAACAAACTTATAATTTAGCATAATATGGCCGGTGTATTACAGGGGAAACTCATAGGCGTAAGGGTAAACGGAAGCAATATCAGGTGTCAGACTGACGCTACATTAGCTATAACCATAGACACTACCGATAACGGCGACTGCAAACCATTGGAGGCGCAATCCACCAATAGTAATTCATGGATTACCCACACGGTTTCTACTAAAAAATGGACGATATCCGTATCAGCTAAGTCTTTTGTAGATCAAGTAACAGGAGCATTGGATAACGGTGATATAGCACTAATGCTTACCGCCGGAACTCCTGAAGTAGAAATTGTTTTTCAAACCACACGTACGGTAGACTATGATTTTGACCATATATTTATTTATGAAGGAACCGGAACGATCACTTCGTTCACTCAAAACGCACCAATATTCGGTCAAAGCACCTATGACCTTGAGGTAACAGGTAACGGTGCTTTGACTTACACAATAATTGACATTA